CATACAGGAGAGCCAGTATTTGAATCATCAACATGGGATTACACATTAGAAGAATACATGAACGATGTTTCAGGTGGTCTTGTAGCCCAAGTCATAGCTCTTTTTATTAATCACACAAAAAATTTTAAAGAACTATCAAAATAAATATCATGGCATACATCACTAGACAATATTACGAATCTTTAAAAGAAAAAGAATTGATACAAAAGGGAGATTGGGTAAGTATTTCAACTCTTACAAGACATGCAGGACTTAGAAGGGGCAAAGGTTATACAAGGCAGACCGTACAAAAAGTAGTTGCTGAAGGTATTAATACAAGCGATGAAATGGTTGCATTGGTTAGAATTTTTTATGAAGGCCGGTTGAGAGCGTTTGATGAACAGCTACAAATGGCTAAAACAATTAAAATGAGAGAATCATTCGCATAAAAAAAAGGTCCCGAATGAACAGGACCCAACACGTAATTCATGATTATAAATCACAATTAAAAAACAGTAGAAAGCAAATATATGAATAATAAATTATTTAAACAAGAATTAGAAACAAATACAAAAATAATTGCAATCGCTCAAATGTTACTGCTTGCAGCAAAGGAAGTAAGTAACTATCAAACATACCAATTAGTATATGGAGCTATTACAGATATGGATAAAGAAAGAAAGAAGAAGGCAAATGATACAATCGAATACTGCGTTGAAAAACTATTGGAATTGCAAGTAAACATTGAGGACCTAATAAATTAAAGCCATGAGTGACAACGTACAGGAATTAAGACGACGAATACTGAATATGGAGCATAACATAAACTTCTTAGTAAAGACTGTTAGTGCATTGGCTAAAAATGTAAAGCCATCTAAATGGATGGACGAAACAGAAGTCTGCGAGATATTAGGGACAAAAGACAAACCCATGAGTAAAAGACAAATAGCCATCCTACGAAAGGAAGGTGTGATAATGGGGTACAGCTCTACCGGAAAAAACTTCAAATATTTAAGGTCAGAAGTAGATGATTTTATTGAAGGATACAAGGGAAATGAAATGCTGAAGGTCAGCATGAAGTATTACAGAAGCAAAAAAACAAGTTCACAATTAAAACAATAATATATGCCATTAATTATCAAAACATCAGTAGCTGAATTAACAGCAATCGTGAGGCAAGCTCACAGACAAGTGCCGGGCCAAATTGAAAACCCAACTATTGAGATCACATTCGGAATGCAAGGAATTGTGGTCAACGGAGAACCTCTTAACAAAGAGTTTGACGGCAAAGAAAAGGACCCAAATAACCTAAACGTAGCAGGAAAAGATTAAATCGTTCACAATTAAAATTTATATAAAAATGAGTACTTCAAACAAAACTGCAATAATGCAGACACTACAACAAACACCGGCTATAGGAATAGCCAACCTCCCATTTGTGCAAGAAAAATTTATTGCCAATTACAATGCCTGTCACAAAGACAAATCAGGAGAACTAATGTATCACCGTCAGGTTGTACACTTTAATCAAACCATTTCAAATAGTCCAGAATTGCAGAAATGTGACCAATTCAGTTTATACGCTTGTTTTGTTACAGCAGCAGTGAATGGGTATAGTTTAGACCCACAGGATAATGAAGTGTATTTAATCCCGATAAAAAACAAGGCATACATTTGGCGACAAGCTGGAGCGCATGTAAAACGACTAATTCGCACAGGTCAAATTCAATATGCTGAACAAGCAAAATTGGTTTACAGAGGTGATATTTTCCAAGTAGAAAACGGACGTGTCGTAAAGCACGTTGAAAATTTTGAAAGTGAAGAAATTATTGCAGGGTATGTAAAAATGGTAATTGATGATAAAGGGACTGATCGTTTCTTCATATACAGGAAAAGCGACTGGGAGGCATGGCGAAAAAAATCTTCTAACAGTACTACCACAACAAAAAAAGGACAATACGGTGATTTTAAAAGTGAAAGTTTATGGGATGGTGGTATTGCTGGTGGACAACCGGACTCTTCCTTCCTTAGAACTAAATTAATTAAACACGCATGTCAGGAAAAGTGCTGGGCTACAGGTTCAACTCCTGCGACAGCAGATGTAATGGATGGTGTGGAAATTGACACAGACGAAAAACCAACTGACATTCCATCTACAGATGAAGCAAATGCGGATGTTATTGAAAATGATAACAAAGCATTTGAAACTGAACCTGCAGTAGTGGATGAAACTATCACCTATGACGATGACGAATTTTAATAACAAATAAATAAACACGTAATTATGACAACAGAATTAGTTAATGTAATTGATAACTCAATCGAAATTATCCAAAATGGGGGAATAGTCCTCCAAAAAAATAAAGAAAGAAGTGCTAAAGCTTTGACAATTGGCAACGATATTATGGATGCCATTTCTAAAAATGGGATGAGTGCAGAACTAGATATAAGAGCCAATAACTTCTTAGCAAATTGCAGAAAGGCGAAAGAAGAAATGAACGAAGCACGAAAGCCAGTAACACAAATACTGGATACAATTAAAAGTGAGTTCACAGCATCAGAAAATGCCTTAGATGTTACCAAGGCTGATAGCATTCCATTTAAACTACAACAGCATCGAAATGCATGGGTGAAGAAATTGAAAGAAGAAGAAGAAAAGAAGCAACGTGAAGCTGAAGCAAAGGCTAATGTGGACCGTGAAAAAATTGAACTAAAAGCACAATTGGAAACTGCTATTAGTAATCATTTGAATGATGCATTGTTACAAAAGAAAACATCTATTAATTCAGCATTCAACAACATAACATTAGAAAACTTTGAAGATAAAAGCAATGGATTAAAAGCTATGGAGGTTAACTATCCTACAGGATTACTTAATAATTTCGCACCGGTAATTAAAGCGAAATTCCTAAGTGCTGAAGATGCAAGGAATTTAACGGAAGAAGTATTTACAAAGTATAGAAACACTGAATCAACGAGTCAATTTGCTACACAATGGGTTAATGAAATAACTCAATTAAAAAATGAATTGGTTGATAAACTTCCAAGTAAAAAAAGTGAGTTAGAAACATTGAAAAAGGCAAGTGCCGATGAAAAGTTACTTCTTGAGAAGAAAGCTGCGGAAAGAAAAGAAGCTGAAGATAAAAGAATGCAGGAAGAAGCTGAGAAAAAGAAGTTGGAAGCACAACAAAAAATTGATTTGGAAAAAGTGGCTGACGAAACTCAGGTACTCTTTGACAAAGAAGCCGCAACAATAATGGATGGGCCTGAACCGGAAACAAGAAGCGGCTACAATATTGAAGTGAAGCATCCAATAGGATACACTCAAATATTCACATTGTGGTTTGAAAAGGAAGGTAAGAATTTGCCAATTGATAAAATCGGGAACACCAAATTAGACCAGATGAAAAAATGGTGCGAAAAATTTGCTCACAAAACTGGTGAAAAAATAGAAAGTGCCTACTTGGTATATAATGACGAAATCAAAGCTGTAAACAAAAAAGTAAAATAAACATGGGACAATTAGCAGATGATATGGTAAATGGATATTCATGCACATTATGTGGTGTGTACTTTGAAGAAGAACATGGATACCCAGTGGTATGCCAGAGTTGTTATAATGAATTAACAGAAACTGAAAAAGATGATTATCAATTAGCAACAAACGATGAGTTATAATCCTGATCCATATTACAATAGAAGTGAGGTTAGCAATAGTGACCTTGGTTGGTTGAAAAAACAATTTCTTCCAACTGAGGTTACTGATCCAACCGAAGCATACAAGTTTGGAACTTTGATAGATGCAATGATTACTGAGCCACATCGTGTAGATTATTATAAACTAACTGTTGATGATGTACAATATACACAGGAGCAATTCAAACAAGCCAAGGAAATGAAAAAAGCATTTATGAATGATCCTCTATGTGCTAAACTATTAAAGCAATCTCAAACACAATTAGTATCTACAGCTTTACTCAATATTGAATTTGAAGGAATAGAATTTAGTTTGAATACTAGATGTAAATGGGATTTGAAATTGGTGAATTGGGGTGCGGATATTAAAAGTACCACGGCTATAACGCAAAAGCAATTCATCGAAGCTTGTTACTTCTTTGACTACAACAGGCAACGAGCTTGGTACATGGATATTATAGAAAGTAATCAGGATATGTTAATTGGAATCAGCAAAAATAATTACAAGGTTTTTAAAATACCAATAAAACGTGGAGATGATTTCTACAACTCAGGAAAAAAACAATACCAAGAGCTTGCATTCAAATGGTGGTCATTATTTGAAAACAATCAAAATTTAAACGAAAATGGATACTAACAAAGAACTTGAACTGATTACAATGATAGAAAAAGTACAACGTGAACAGCACATATACTTTAAACAAAAACGATTGTTTGGGAATAGCAGTCAGCAGTTGGAAAAGTGCAAGATATTAGAAAAGCAACTAAAAGACTATTGTACTAAACGCAGAAAAGAAATTGAAAGTAAACAACAAAACTTATTCACTTAATAAAACAACAAAACGGAAAATAATAAGTAAGCCATGCGTTCCAAAAACGGAGTAAAAACTCAATTCACAACACAGGATATAAAGTTTATTAAAATGAACTTTCATAAAATGACTAATCCGCAATTAGCTAAGGCATTAGATATGACCTTAACTGTGGTACGCACCAAGTGTTATAAATTAGGGTTGAAACACATGGAAATGGAATACTGGACAAAAGAGCAGGTAGATTATTTAATAGCTAACTATAAAACTACTGGAGATGTAGAGCTTGCTGAATACTTCAATACACACTGGCCGAAAAACAAAGGGTGGACGAAAAAACATATTGAAAAGAAACGCAGGTATCTAAAGCTGAAGCGAACAGAAAAGGAAATAGAACGAATCCATGATCGTAATGTGGCTAATGGAAGATTTGCCATGTGTCCGCATTTAGCATGGGCAAAAAGAGGCATTGCACCGGTTGGTGACATTAGGGTATGGAAAACAAACAAAGGTCATCAATTTAAAGTAATAAGTGCGAAAATGGGTTTGTACATTATGCTCCATGGTTATGGGCTCAACATTTTGGACCAGTACCAAAGGGAATGTGCATACGAACAAAAGACAATTCTCTGAATGTTGTAATAGATAATTTAGAAATGATTAGCAGAGCTGAGAATGCAATCCGAAACTCAGTTAACAGAACATACCTGCCTGCTGAACTACGTAAAACACAATCATTAATTAAACAATTAAACAAAAAAATTAAAGAACATGCGAAATAAAATACCAGACTTAAACAATCATTTATTCGAGCAACTCGAAAGATTAAATAACGAAGATCTTACTCCAGAACAACTCAAGGATGAAGTAAATCGTGCAAAAGCAATGACGCAAATCTCATCACAGATTGTGCAGTCAGTAAAAGTAACCGTTGAAGCAATGAAGATGGTAAAAGGTGAATTTTCTAAGGATGAAGTTATCAAAATAATTACTGGTAATGAACCACAAAAACTTATAAAATAATGCTTACAATAAATCAAACTCCTTCAGTTTTTGAAATAAGCTTTGTTTATCGCCCTTACATTAAGGAAGATGTGAAAGCAGTGCCGGGAAGTAAGTGGAATCCAGTTAAAAAGATTTGGACGATACCAATAGTGGAAGGACAGAAAGTGCAACAACTTATTGCAAAGTATGGCATACTACAGCAAACGGAGCAGCCTGAGGAATACGATCTCATACCGGAGTTAGATGAGCTACAAACTAATATTCCTTTAAAACGTAGTTTGTTTGATTTCCAAAGAAAAGGAGTTGCTCAAGGTTTGAAGTTCAAACGATTTATAAACGGTGATCAACCAGGACTAGGTAAAACCTCACAAGCAATTGCTACTGTAGTAGCAGCTGATGCATTTCCTTGCTTAATTATTTGTCCTTCTACTTTAAAGGTAAACTGGCAAAAAGAATGGGATATTGTGGCTGGTATGCCGGCAATGATACTGAGCGATAAAACACGTAACTCATGGACTGAATATTACCGTATTGGTTATTGTAAAGTTTTCATTGTAAATTATGAATCGCTTCGTAAATACTTTGTTGAATCCATTAACACGCCAAAAGGTGAAAAATTTAAACTGAACCATATCAAGTTCAAGCAAAACACGTCATTATTCAAATCAATAGTTTGTGATGAATTACACAGATGTAAAGATGGATCCACGAAACAAGCAAAGTTTGTAATGGGCATCAGTCGTGGTAAGGAGTATGTAATAGGATTAACCGGAACTCCGGTAGTGAACAAACCAAAAGATTTAATTAGTCAGCTAAAAATAATCAACCGATTAAATGACTTCGGTGGGTATAAAGTATTTATGGACCGATATTGTGGGGGGAATGGTTCTGGAGCGTTTAATCTGAAAGAGCTGAATTACAAACTTTGTACGTCATGTTTTTTTCAACGTCAAAAAAAGGATGTACTGAAGGACCTACCTGATAAGACACGACAAATTGCTCTTTGCGATATTACAACACGAAAAGAGTATGAAGATGCACTGAAAGATTTAGCAGCTTATTTGAAGGAATACAAAGAGAAATCAGACACTGAAATTGAAAAGTCACTTCGTGGTCAGGTGATGGTTCAAATTGGAATTTGTAAGAACATCAGCGCCCGTGGTAAAATGAATGAAGTGTTTGAATATATTGATGAAGTCACTGAAGCTGAAGAAAAGATAGTCGTATTCATTCATCAAAAGGAAATAGCTATAAAGCTGCTAAACCGTTACCCTGAAGCCGTAAGTGTAAGAGGTGATGATGATATTAGCCAAAGGAATGTATCGGTTGAAAAATTCCAAAATGACCCAAACGTGAAAATTATTATTTGTTCCATAAAAGCTGCAGGTGTTGGGTTGACACTAACAGCATCATCACGTGTAGCATTTGTCGAGTTGCCGTGGCATCCTGCAGATTGTGACCAATGTGAAGATAGGATTCACAGAATAGGACAAAAGAATGCAGCTCTGTGTACATACTTTATAGGAACGGATACAATAGACAAACACATCTATGAAATTATTGAAAGTAAACGCGAAGTAGCTAATACGATTACCGGTACTCGTGATGACGTTCAACGTGAGATAATAGACAAGCTAACAAATTCATTATTTAACACTAAAAAGAAATAATTAACTCATGGCTAGACCACAGAAAACAGGATTAGATTATTTTCCTTTTGATGTTGATTTTTTCGACGATGATAAGCTTCAATTTGTATCGGCAAGATTTGGTTTGAAGGGTGAAAATATAGCCATTAAACTGCTCTGTAAAATATACAAAGAAAATGGGTATTTCTATAACTGGGGCGAAGATGAAGCACTCTTATTTGCGAAACGTGTGGGTGGCGATGTCCAGCATGCGTTAGTGAATGACATAGTGCATGAATTGATCAAACGTGGTTTTTTTGACAAAGGCATGTTTGATTCGTTCAAGATTTTAACCTCCAATGGAATACAAAAAAGGTACTCTCAAATAGTAAAAAATTCTAAATTAAAAAGAGAAAAAATTAAAAAAGAGTATAAACTCGGAGTAAACTCGGAAGAACTTGACGAAAACTCGGAAGAAACTGAAAAAAACTCGGAAGAAAGTACACAAAGTAAAGTAAAGAAAAGTAAAGTAAATAAAATAAAAGAGAGTATAGGCGCACCCGGTAATTATTTCCTAATGAATATTCAAGAACGTAAGGAATTTTTTAAATCAGTTCTTAAAAAATATGAAACTGAATACCCATACGAAATGATGAATGAGTTTTATAAATATTGGACTCAAAAGGTTTCAGATGACCGAATGTATTTTGAAGTACAAGCCGATTTCTATCCAAATATCAGACTTGATAATTGGAAACGCATAGGAGCTAAACCAGTTCAAAAGCTAACCGAAGAAAACACAGACTTTAAAAAACTAAAAGAATTATATGGAAATAAGTAAAAATAGAACTTTTAAGAAAAACGATAAGCCCAATTTAATCTATGGAAAGGTTCCTCCATCTTCTCAAGAATTAGAAACAGCAGTTCTTGGAGTAATTATGCTAGAGCCGTCATGTCTGGAAGAAGTATTGGATATAATAACATCGCCAGAAGTATTTTACTCTGATGCAAACCAAAGAATATACTCATGTATCAAACAAATGTACAATCGTGGTGCAAGAATAGATTTAATTACTGTATGTGAAGAACTAAGAAAGTGTAACGAACTAGAAATGGTCGGAGGTAGTTTTTACGTTACATGCCTCACTCGTGATGTAGTAAATAACGCACACATTGAAGAACATTCACGAATCCTGGTACAAAAATACATCTCTCGTGAATTGATACGATTAAGCGGTGAAGTAATAAACGATGCATACGAAGATTATACTGATACATTCGACTTATTAGACAAAGCAGGTACAAATATTGAAGATTTAGCTTTAAAACAAATCAGAAAGGATTATAAACACATAAGTACTGGAGCTTCTAATGTACTCAAAGAAGTGAACGAATTACAACAGCGTTCAGATTCGCTTAGTGGTGTGCCTTCAGGGTTTTATGAACTTGACAAATCAACAGGTGGGTGGCAGCCTACTGACTTAATCATTTTAGCCGCACGTCCCTCTGTTGGTAAAACTGCATTTGCATTAAACCTACTTCTAAACGCTGTGATCAATCAAGAAAAGCCTACATCTGTTATTTTCTTTTCACTTGAAATGAGCGAAAAGCAAATCATCAAACGTATTGCTGCTAACTACTTGGATTTATTCTTGGATAAAATCATGAAAGGAAACCTAAATAATGATGAACTGACTAAATTCAACGAAGGTATTTTTAAAATCAAAAATCTTTCAATCTACATTGATGACACAGCAAATATCAATAGCCATGAGTTAAGAATAAAAGTAAAAAAAGCAAGACGTAAACACAGTGTAGGATTAGTAGTTATTGATTATCTTCAGCTAATGAGTGGGTCTGGTCAATCATGGTCCAGGGAGCAGGAAGTTTCTAAAATTTCTCGTGACCTAAAAGGATTGGCAAAAGAATTGGAAATCCCTATCATTGCATTATCACAACTCAATCGACAACTTGACACCAGAGGTTCTGACAGAGCTGAACCAAAATTGAGTGATCTACGTGAAACCGGAGCAATAGAGCAGGATGCGGATGTAGTGATGTTTTTGTACAAATCAAAAGATAGCCAAGGTGAAACCTGCTTATCAATTGCCAAACATCGTAATGGTTCTACAGGGAAATTCGGAATAATGTTTGACGGTGGGAAGCAACGGTTCAGCCAACTTATGAACTTAGACAATTACACGCACTATCCAGTACCTCAACAGAATACATACACACCTCCACCATCAACGAATAATGAATTTATTGATGATGATGATGATCCATTTTAAGACATGAAAAAATTAGAAAGAATATACAACGGTCATTTGAATATTGACACCACCAAACCGATAAGCGTGGAGCAATTTAAAATTTTGCAAAGTAGCAAATATGCAGGGAACCGAATAGCACCCAAAAAAGCATTGCAGCATATAGAAAGTGAGCTTCAGCAGTCATGCGTTAAATGGTTTGCTAATCAATACCCTTTATATTGGCTATTTTCTGTAAAGAATAGTTCTAAAATGGGTGGTAAGAAAGTGAAGGGTAAAAATGGTAAGGATATTGCACTCGAAGCGATTATAGCAAAACGAGAAGGCTTACGCAAAGGAGTAGCAGACTTACAGCTCT